CTTGGCGCTACAGCGATCCATTCCGTCTGAAACTTCGAATCCACACCAAACAAATCGAATCCCATCCGTCATGACGACCGTTTTACAAGTTGCCGATAGTGTCACCGCCCAGCTCAATGCGGCTGAGTTCGATTTTGAATTCGTTGCCGAGCGAATGTACGTTCCCAACTTTGACCTCGAAGACATGAAGGAACTCCGCGTGACAGTTGTACCTCGCGACGTCGAGTTGTTTCCGCACGATCGCGCACACAACAAGTACCACTGCCGCGTTGATGTTGCGGTGCAGAAGAAGTTTTCGAAGGGAACCAACGAGGAGATCGATCCGCTGGTTGATCTTGTGGAAAAGATTGCCGACGAGTTTCGCCTGAAGAGGCTCGATTCATTTCAAGCGGCTCGATGCGTGAAGGCCGAGCATGCAGTGCTGTATTCCAGCGAACACTGGGAACAACTGCGCCAGTTTACAAGCTTGCTGACCTTAACCTTTGAACTAGCGCGATGATCAAGATCACGGTCCGAACTCAGTTCGATAAGCAGAAGCTCAGGAAGAAGGCGGAAACAGCGACCTTCACTTCGTTAAGCGAAGCTGGCGGTGCGGTTCGAAAGACTGCCAAGCGGAGCATTCGGAAACGTAAGAAGGCGTCGAAGCCCGGAAGCCCACCGAATACACAGACAGGCATGCTCAAGCGAGTGATTCGCTACGACGTCACTAACAACCGAACCGTTGTCGCGATCGGCCCTGTGAATGAGATTGCTGGTCGCATTTGGAACTTGCATGAATTCGGCGGCGTGGCAACCAAGCGTCGCAAGCTCAAGCCCCATCGCTTCAAGGTTGGTGAGCACGGTCCGATTCGCGCCATACAACACGGAAGCAAGACCAAGTTTGCGAGGATTGAACTGCGAACTGGAGCTCAGGCGAATCGAGCCACTCGTCTAATTGCAGAAGAGAACGAGCGACGCAGTGACAACAAGCCTCGCCATTATCCCAAGCGACCATTCATGAAGCCGGCACTGGAAGTCAATCGGAGTCGGCTCCCTACGTTCTGGGCCAACTCAGTCAAGTAAACGTTCGCCATAAGGAATCACTCACAATGCCAGAAGTCAAACTCGGTCTCGAAGCCGTACTCACTATCGACGGCGTCGAGATCACCAATGTCAAGGATTTGACAGTCAGCCTCGAGAAGGCCGAAGCCGATGCCAGCACACGTGCCAACAACGGCTGGCGCGCCACCGTGGGAACACTCAAGGATGCATCCATAGAGTTCACTGTGCTCAACAAAGAAGGTGACTCGGCCTTCGGACTTCTTCAAGGTCTCTGGAGCAGTGGTGATCCGTGTGATGTCGGCATCAGCGACGCTGGTGGAACGCTCACACTGACCTGCGAAGTGATGAACTTCAATGTCAATCAAAACCTGGAAGAGGTCATTTCCGCTGATGTGACTCTCAAGCCGACGCAGTCGAGCTCGGGTAGTGGCTTGAATGTGGGACCAGGCTTGGCTGGTCCTTGATCGCTGGCGTTGTAGTTGGTTTAGAGGATTCCTAACTCACAGGGAGGCATCATGCAGAAGTTCGTTGACCGCGCCGGTCGCATTTGGATTGTGGATATCGACAACACGACGTTGCGCCGCGTGAAGACTCTCACCGGAGTGCATCTTCTTGAAGCAATCGATGGTGATTTGATCACGCGACTCTCGACCGATCCGTTGCTGTTGGGCGATGTTCTGTTTGCGATCTGTAAACCGCAAGCGGACCTGCAGCAGATCACGGACGAAGCCTTCGGTGAAGGCCTCGCTGGCAATTCGATCGACGATGCAACGGGCGCACTCCTCGAAGCACTGATCAACTACTTCCCGGAGTCGCGACGCCGTCTTCTGCGGAAGGCGGCCGAGAAGCAGAAGCTGATCGAGACGCGGGGGATCAGTGCGATCGAGAAGCGACTGGACGATCCGAACTTGGTCGACAAGCTCGTAGAAGATCTCGAACGCAAGCTCGCTGTGCCGACATTGAGCGACTCATCGTCCGACTTGCCGGCATCGTCGGAGTCGATCCAGGTCCCTTAACACTTCGCCAACTTGTGCTGATGGCCGAGGCCAAACGCCAACACGATTGGAATGTCGCGAGCACGATCATGTCGTTGATGGCCGAGATGAACCGTGATCGTAAGAGACGTCGCAAGCCATTCAAGCCCGACGACTTCAATCCCTACGCAGACCAAAAGCCAATCGTTGCTCGCGGAACTGTTGAGCAAGCAGCAGCGATGCTCGGTGCTAACTTTCAACCAAGAACGTCAGAGTTGCCATGTCCCAAGTCAGAGCCGGAGGAGCGTATGTCGAGCTGACCGCGAGGAGCACCCAGTTCCTCAAGGGGCTTGAAGCTGCGCAAAAGCGGCTCAAATCGTTCGGTGCATCCACGCGACTGGTTGGCACCAAACTCACTGGCCTTGGTGTCGCGGCGGCAGCACCTGTGGGAGCCAGTCTGGCAGTCTATACCAGTTTCGATGATGCCATCCGGGCCGCTGGCGCAGCTGCCAATGCAACCGGCGCGACATTGGAATCGCTGCGTAACAAAGCCAAGCACCTGGGAGCCACAACCAGCTTCTCGGCCAGCGAGGTCGCTTCTCTGATGACCGAACTCGGTCGAGCCGGTTTCTCTCCCAAGCAGATTGAAGAGATGACAGGCGCGGTCATGAATCTCGCCAGAGCCACTGGGACGGATGCAACCGTTAGCTCTGGGATCATGTCAGCCACCATCCGTCAATTCAGCTTGGAAGCAACCGATGCTGTGCGTGTCTCAGATCGATTGACCGCAGCAGCCAACATGTCCTTTAACTCCGTAGAGTCCCTCGGGGAAGCATTGCAGTATGCAGGTCCAGTGGCAGCTGATGCCAACATGAGCCTCGAAGAAACACTGGCTATTCTTGGAACGCTCGGAAACCTCGGCATTCAAGGTAGTGAAGCCGGTACCGCGTTACGTCGATTGCTCACTCTGAGCGCAGCAGAATCCGAGAAGTTTCAAAAGGTATTCGGTGTCGCGACCAAGGATGCCCAAGGGAATGCCCGCGACCTCGTCGCTATTCTTGGCGAAGTTGCCGCCGCATCTGCCAACATGGGAACCGGTGATCGCGCCCAAGCCTTTAACGAAGTCTTCGGTTTGATGGGCATCACCAGTGCTTCGGCAATCGGAAAGACGGTCACCGACACCAAGAAGCTGCTTGCCGACCTGAAGAAGTCAAATGGCATCGCCGACAAGACCGCACGCGATATGGATGCTGGGATCGGTGGCGCGTTCCGAATCTTGAAAAGCTCGATTGAAGGTGTGGCCATTGCGATCGGCGAATCGCTCGACCTCTCGGTCGCAAAAATGATGAACGCAATCTCTCGTGCTCTTTCCGGTCTGATTGAATGGATTGGCAAGAACCAGGAAGTGGTCAAGAAGGTCGCTCTCATAGTTGTCGGTGTCGTTGCGGTCGGCGCGGCTTTCATCGGTATAGGCAGCGCTGCTGGTGTGGCCGCGTTCGCTGTTGGTGGCCTAGCTTCGATGTTCTCGCTAGTAGGAACAGCGATCGGGGTTCTTGTGACCATGATCGGCGCGCTGTTCACACCTATCGGACTTGTTGTCGCTGCGGTTGCCGCACTGGGTGCCTACTTCATCTACTCGTCCGGGATTGCTGGCGAAGCGATCGAGTATTTGAAAAGCGTCTTCGAAACTCTGAAGGCTGACACGATCAAGGCCTTTGGTGCGATCGCAAATGCGCTGGCGGCCGGCGACATCACCGCAGCCGCTAATGTCCTGTGGACCTATCTCAAGCTGCAGTGGATCAAGGGCACAACCTATCTCAAAGGAGTGTGGGCTGACTTCACCAATTATCTCTCTGACGTTTGCGGCGACACCGCTTATTCGATTGGCGATGTCCTGATCAGTGCACTCTCTGGTCTTGCAAGTGTATGGAATGCGACGCTTGGTTTCATGGCCGATGGCTGGACCATCCTGACGACCTCGGTACAGAAGGGGTGGAACTCGACAATCGGATTTCTGAAAAAGGGATTCATTCGTTTACGTGAGCTGGTGGATATAGCCGGCGATGTCTCCGTGCAGATCGGTGGCGTGCTCATCAACGCTCTGGCTGGCGTTGAGACCGCCTGGGTCGAAACCATCGACTATCTCGCTGACACTTGGTCGGTATTCGTCGCACAAGTCAAATCGATGTGGAACTCGACCGTCGGCTTTCTGCGCAAGGCCTGGATCAAGCTGAAGTCGCTATTCGATGACGATGTAAATGTCGAAGTTGAAATGGCCAAGATCGACAAGGAGATTCGAACAGCCGACGAAGCTGAAGAAAATAAGAAACAGCAAGCCATCGCCGATCGCATGAAGCGGCGCGACGCACGCAAGCAACAGATCGAATCCAATCGTGTTCAGATGCAGGAAGGGATTAAGCAGCAACTTGAGGAACGTCGCAAGGCACGCGCTGGTCGTGACATTGATGGCGAGATGGCGGTCATCGATCAAGAGACCGAAGCCAAGAACCAAACCGTTGATGCGTCCAAAGAAGAGCAGTTCAAGCAAAACGAGGCAGCTGGCGAGTCACGACAGAAGACCATCGATGACACAACCGCTGGCGTTCAAAAGACTCTCGATCAAATGCGTGAGGAGGCTCGTGTTGCCCGCGAAGCTGGTCGGCAGTCACCAGAAGATCGCGTTAAAGAGCGTGACCAGCAAGTGGCAGCTGCCCAAGCGGAGTTCGATGCGGCTGTAGAAACAGCCAACGCAACCAAGCCCCAAGAACCTACCCAAGCCAAAGAGCCTGGTCCTCCGCTTCCAGAGATGCCGAATCCGCCGAAGTCCGGCGCACTGAAGGTTCCTAAGGTTGAAGTGGATGGCATCAAAGATCCAAAACTGAAGCCGCCCAAGAAGAAGGATCTTAAGCTTGGTCTGGATCGGTCTGCCAAAGATTCAATGGATCGATTCTCCGATGGCCCCGAGGAACCGACTGAAAAAACAGAAGCGGCTGGAAACTTCGATAGTCGTGGACTCGGTCTTGGTAGTGGCGCATCGCTCATTCCCGTGATCGAACCTCCTGATCAGAAAGGTAAAGCCGATCCGGATGGCGTCGATGCTGACGTGAATGCCGATGCTGACGCGAATGATCCAGAACTTGAAGTTCCAGATGTTGAACCGGAACTCGGTCTGCAGCCAATGGACGCGGAAGTTTCCTCGCCTGAGGATTTCATCGAGCCTACGGCAGTGGATCAAGAACCTTCTCTTAATCTCGAATCGATCATGGCATCCTTTGCAGCGGTTCGGGTGCGTTTAGAGGAATTCGATGCTGCATTATCGCAAAGCGTAGCGCGGCTGCAGATGCCACAAGTCGCTGGCGAAGGGCTCTCGGATGATGTGAAGCGAGCCATCATTCAAACTGCTGAGAACACCTCTCAGCTTGCCGAACGCGCCCGTACAGGAGGCTTCGTGTTCAGCTAATGGGATTCTCAAGCGGTGGGTACAACTTCGAACTGGCTGCGCTGTCCAAAAAGGCAACGCGTGGCAAAACAACCTCGGACACGTTTGTCTATGTCGGCACCAACGGTGGCTCAGTCGATCCGGCAGGCGCTGCGGATGCCGTGCTTTCGTACTATCGAGCCACTCAACGTGATCTCATTCCATTCCTGCAGGTTGATGGCGAGTACATCAATGATAAGCATGCACTGGTAACCGCTTCGATCAACAAGACCAAGCTCGATCCAGTCTCGTTTAACACAACTGGTGCATCTACTCATCTCAATCAATCCCTATTCACTCGTGGAATCTATGCAGCGCCTGGCAAGATCGCCCCGAACTATCGCGGTGCAATCGGTGTTAGCGACTCGGGCGTTTCTGGTGTTGATGTAACGGTGCCAGCGTTCGAGTTCTCCGTCCGCAAGAAGTTTGAGTTTGTCTCGACCGAATACCTTCTCGCGATGGTAGCAATGACAGGGCGAGTTAATTCGACTGGCTGGTCGATCTTCGCACCAGGTGAAGCCTTGTTCCTAGGTGGTGAAGGTGGCGAGGATGAACAGAATTGGGTTGATGTGACCTATCACTTCGCTGCGCGACCCAATGAGGTGAACTTGCGAGTTGGAAACATCAACGGTGTCGCTAAGCGAGGTTGGGACTACCTCTGGGTCAAACATGGCGAAGAGGTTGTCGGCGATCGAGTTTTGCAAGTTCCTGAAGCAGCCTACGTCGAGCAGGTTTACCCCGAAGCGAATTTTAACGCATTGGGGATCGAGTAATGGCGAGGCGCGTTCGACCTGGCGAGAAACTCAATATCACGGCAGCGGAATACAACCGTCTGCTGGCTGCAGCCGATACCATCGCTCGCGATCGTCTCTCGGGTGGCGGAGGAAACCGCACGCACGTTCGCGACGCTGCCACCGTTCGCGTTCACTACCAATCTTCGACCACTGTGCCCATCGGTGGAATCGTCGGTTTTAACGCCCCACTAGGCGATCCTGACCTTGGGCCCGCGGACCTGGCTCGTTTCGTACGCGATGCAACGATCCAATCTGTGCGTCCAATCGCCGACGAACACACAGGTCGATTCGGTGTGGCCATCGAGCCGATCGCCGAGGACAAAGTCGGTCGAGTGGTATTCGCCGGCGTCGTCGCTGCCCGTGTGAATATTCAGGAGACCTGGCATCAATACGCAGATGTCGCAAACTCAGGAGGAACGACACTCCAATCAAAGCCCAACGGGTCGGCTCAAATCCTATGGCGGCGCGATACGAATCAAACGGGCATCCAGTGGGCTGTCGTTCGAGTCGGAAAACCATCCGATCCAGCGTTCCTGGTGAAGGTCCCAAGCGGTGGTATCCCTGGTCGATCCGGTTTAGCGACTGGTTCCGCCGGCTGCGATCTCTTTCAGCTCGACGATTCCGGCACAATTGAGCCAGTCTTGAAACCAAATGGACAAGGCGTTCGCATCATCGCTCGAAACCCGAGCGCCCAGCGGATTCGCGGTCCGGTTTCCAACTACGAAGGTGATCAGTATCTAAGCGTCACCTACGATGGCAATCGTTCCTGGATCATCGACCCGCCCAAGCAAACGTTGCTCTGCAAACCTGTCTCGCGTCTCAAGGCCAAGAGCTGGGGGATGGCTCGCGAACTGCGATATGCCAACGGAGTCTGGGCACCGATCGGAGTCAAGGTCGCGGTCTACAACGTTTGTGACTATGCACTTCTGACAAGCCAGCAGATCGTCTGCCATTTCCACGAGGACACCAGCGCTTACCTAACTATTGGCTGCCGATGCTGTGAGGGAAGCAGTAGTTCAAGTTCCAGTAGCGGTTCGTCATCCTCGTCGTCTTCAAGCAGCTCAAGTAGTAGCTCAAGCTCGAGTTCGAGCAGCAGCATTTCGAGCTCATCGTCGAGTTCCTTGTCATCCAGTAGTAGTTCGAGTCAATCATCGACCTCCTCTTCCGGCTCCAGCAGTTCGTCTAGCCTGTCGAGCTCATCGTCGCCTTCGTCCAGCAGTATAAGCATGGGCTCGAGTAGCAGCTCATCGAGTCCATCCTCATCAAGCAGTTCAAGTGTTTCGTCCAGCTCATCGAGTTCTTCAAGTTCGCTTAGCTCTTCGAGCAGTAGCTCATCGATTAGTTCGTCGTCAAGCGATCAGTCGAGTTCGAGCTCTGCTTCTTCATCATCAAGCTTAAGTTCCTCCAGCCTCTCGTCCTCGAGTTCCTCGGCATCGAGTTCGTACGATTCAAGCTCCTCCGCATCAAGCTCGAGCGATTCAAGTTATTCATCCAGTTCTGATTCATCCGCGTCCAGCGATTCATCAAGTGATTCAAGCGAATCGACTTCGCTGAGCGAGCCTTCGTACTCGAGCAGTTACTCGTCGAGCGGATCAAGCTCTGCGTCGAGTGATTCAAGCCAATCCAGCGGTTCTAGCGGATCAAGCTCCAGTGAGTCTGACTCAAGCAAATCCAACTCGAGCGAATCGGATTCCAGTCAGTCTGAATCGAGCGAATCAGATTCGTCTCGCGGAAGCGAGTCGTACTCAAGCGATGCCAGTTACAGTCATTCCTACAGCGGTAGCTACTCGGGATCATCCAGCGGGAGTGATTCCAGCCAGAGCGATTCGAGCGGTAGCGATAGCAGCCGATCTGATAGTTCGGATAGTGAATCAACCAGCTCGGAAAGCGAAAGCCAATCGGAGAGTCAATCGGATTCTCAAGATCCAAGCAGCGATAGTCACTCGGTACCGAGCTATTCGTGGCCAAGCTACTCGGTGCCCAGTTACTCCAGTGGTAGCGGTTCCGCTTCGCCGAGTGATTCCAGTGAGAGCGAAAGTCAAAGCGACTCGGAGAGCCAGTCCGAAAGCGAATCGGACAGTCAATCGCGATCTGAAAGCGAACCATCAAGCGGTGATAGTTCGGAGAGTCAGTCGAGTAGCAATCGACCAAGTTACAGCGAAAGCTACAGCGTGCCATGGTCAACAAGTCACTCAACCAGTGGTTCTGCTAGTCATTCGCAAAGCGATTCAGGCAGCGGATCGACAAGCGGATCTGAAAGTGATTCCTCGCCATCAACCAGCGATTCGCGAGATCCATCTACCAGTGACTCAAATGATCCGTCAACAAGTGATCCCCCAGATCCATCCACGAGCGAATCGGATCGCCCAAGCGTAAGCCATTCCGATAGCGAACCGCCAAGCGAACCTCCTCCATCCGAAAGCAGC